CGAGGCTCAGAAGAAAGATGCGCTGTTTGTCTACACTAATTACACAAAAAACCCGGCGGCTATCGGTGAACATCCGGATTTGCTGGAGGAGATGGACAAGGCAGTCGCCAGTTGGGCGGACGCTCAAGACAAGCTTGATGCACTTGAAGATCTGGATGGCGAAGCTTAACGGATACTGACATGGCAAGCACCTACCTAACTTTAATCAATAATGTTCTTCGTGATTTCAACGAGGTAGAGTTGACAAGTTCTACCTTTTCAACTTCTCGTGGAGTGCAGACGACAGTAAAAGATTACATAAACCGCTCCATAACTGACTTAATTAACTCTGAACTTAATTGGCCCTTCACACAAGCAACAGGCTCTATAGATGTCATAGCTGGTAAACAACTGTATAGTCACACGAGTATAGCATCTACTTTAAAATATGTAGACTACGACAACATGTTTTTAAGGCCTAAGAACTACATAACCAACGGCACGTATGAAGTGTCGGGATCTGCAAGCATAACCGGATGGACTACAGTGTCGGGTAGTCCTGCTGCAAGTTCTAAGTTTGGCAATACTTTACTGCTTACCAGCGCAAAAGTAACACAAGAAATATCTGATCTGATTGTAGGTCGTTCGTATATTATCTTAACACAAACCAGTGGCGGCACTCTAACTTTGGACGTGGGCACCAGTTCTGGTGGCTCACAAACTAAGTCTGCTACCTTGACTATATCCAATGCTAACGAAGTGTCCTTAAATGAAACTACATTTACTGCGACGGCAATCACGCACTTTATATCATTTACTGAAGCAGCAGGTGGCGCAGCGTATGTCAAACTCGTAGAATTGAGTGAAAACATAGAACCCATACCATTAAAATATCTATCCTACGAGGAATACAACGAAAGATATAGGGAGCGTGACAATCGTTTGGATACGGATAAGTTTGCAGATCCTGAATTTGTGTACACTACGTATAACGACGAAATCGGTTTAACTCCGATACCCGACACCAGTAACAGAACTTTGGAGTTCGATTATTACGTTGCTCATACTGATCTATCTTCGGCGACTGATACGTCGATTATTCCGACAAGATTTGAACCAGTAGTTCTTTCTCGTGCAAAATACTACACTCACATGTTTCGTTCCGACGTACAGGCTGCACAGTTTTCTTTGAAAGAGTACGAGGATGGTTTGAAACGAATGAGAGTAGAACTGTTAAATCGTAAAAATTACATGAGGGCTGTGTAGTATGGCAGATCTAAGTCAAACTGCTGCCTTTCCATTTGTTTGCGAGGGCGGCTTGGTTGCTAACAGGTCTACGTTTATTATGCAGCCCGGACAAGCTGTAGAACTAACAAACTTTGAACCCGACATTGAGGGCGGCTACAAGCGCATTAAGGGGTTTCAAAGGCATGTAAGACAGATAGTACCTCAGACATCTTCATCTGATGAAAAAATTCTTATGGTAGCTACCTTTGCAAATAAAGTTGTAGCTGCAAGGGGGGAGAAGATATTTAGTGCTGGCACTACTTCGTTAGGCACAGGATCAAGTTCTGCAATTTCTTCAAGCACATCCATGACGGGATCAGGCACAATTACTGTAGCGTCTACAGCGGGATTTACATCTAGCGGCACCCTGCAAATAAACAGCGAACAGTTTACGTACACGGGTGTGACATCTACAACTTTTACAGGTGTTACTCGTGCAGCAAACAGCACAACTGCAGCAGCACATGCTGCTACCAGTGATACTTC